TTATGTTTATGTTGATATGGATTTTAAAGCTTATCATGAAAATGGTGAGGGAACAGCGTTCTATTACATTGTAACAGAACCTAAATAAAAGAAAGGAGAAATTTTACATGAATACGATTAATACGATTAAACCGAAAGAACTGAGTTTTGACGATTTGTTGATTCTGAACGAACAAGGATTTAACGCTTTCAATCCAGACCAGTCGCCAGAAAATATGCTGGGAAATGTAGATCTTGTTTTGAAACAGGTTTATTCTGAAGAAGAGCTGAAAGTAATAAAGAAGATGCCTGTAAAAGAAGTTATGAAATTGTTTTCAGATATAAATGAGGTCACGTTTGGGACAGGTGCAGAAGAAACAAAAAACTAATTGCCTTGCATGAATGGTTAACCGGTCGGGAATATTGCCTGTCATGCAAGGCATTGGCTCTTGAAACGTGTGGATCTCATTGCAAGTTTCATTGGCCGGGAATATTAAGAAACAATTACCAGACGTGGGAAATCTTTCTAAATGCACAATGGGTATATGGGGTTACTGGTCGATTGTGTATCGATATGAATTCCGTTCAAGTCCTATCATCAGCTTTTAACATAAAGCTGGCACGTCCAATCATAAACAAACTAAGATTTTTAGAAAAACTGGCATTAACTTTTGACATGGAGAATTCGGAAAAATGGCATTCAGTACAAGAATCATAATTTCTGCTAAGAATTATGCATCTAAAGTTTTCAAGAAAATGCAAAAAGATGCAAACGGTTATAGGCGTTCTTTGTACAGGGTGAATTCTCAAACAAGATTTTTATCCGAAAATTCAAGAAGATTAACAACTACTTTAGCCAGTGCGGCAGCGGCTTACGGCGCTTTTACAGGTGGCAGTCATATTATAAAAACAGCGGTTGAATATGATTCGCTTGAAAGGTCTATCTTTGCAGCCACCGGTTCTATGGAGGAATCTGCAAAATATATCAAATATATTGAAAATGAAAGCGAACGTTTGGGGCTACGTGTGGGTGTCTTGATGAAGGGGTTCAAGGATTTAGCCGGTGCTACAAGAGGCACAAATTTAGAAGGAAAAGAAACGAAAAAAATATTTTCTGCCATTGCGACAACGAGTGCTGCAATGGCGCTTTCTACTGAAAGCACGACCTTGATGATTAAAGCTTTTCGTGACATGGTGTCTAAGGGAAAAATCAGTAGTGAAGAATTGACGCAGCAATTGGGAGACCATATGCCGGGCGCTCTTAGGATTGCGGCAAAAGCAATGGACAAAACTACAAGTGAACTTTTAGACATGATGAGAAAAGGAGAGTTGATGGCGGATGATTTATTGCCAAGGTTATCAAGGGCAATGTATTTGACTTATAAAGACAGTTCCTCAAAAAGTTTAGATTCTGCCAGAGCAAATTTGAACCGGTTGCAAAATTCGATGGACGGAATTATAAGAACGTTGTCAAAGTCTGAAGTCATGACCGTTTTTATCAAAATGATAAAAAATATAAATATGAATCTTGGTTTCTGGTTGTATCAAAATGATGCGTTCATTAAACAAGATTTGCCTAATTATTTTGCTAAGATTTACGCGGGGGTTGCTTCCGTTTCTTCGTTCATTTCAAATAATAAAGCGATAGCAGAATATGGCTTGATTGGGTTTATTCTAAAGGGCCGGAAAGGGTTAATATACGGTTCAATATTGGGAAGTCTTTTACCCAATGAAATAGCGACAGCTATTAATGAAGTTATTAAAAATGCGCTTGGTTATGTTATCCCTTCTTTTAAAGGTATTGTTTCAAAGGGGTTTGATTTGGGAATCGATCAAATCATTGTAACATACAATAACAATATTCGTTCTTATAAACAAGAAATGGAACAACTTTCAAATAATTTGAAAAGTCCATTAAACGCAATATACAAAACAACAGCAAAAGAGTTAGAAGCATATAAAGCAAGTATCAATAATATAATTTCAGCCACTCAACAAAAAGTTAACAGCTTAAAAGCATCTGGTGTTCCGACGTTACAAGATATTAAACTGGAACCTTCACTAAGAGGGATTTACAGCGAATATCACAATGCCATTCAACTGATAAATAACATGAAAAGTAAGTTAACAAATGAGCAAGGTTTATTTCAGGATTTATTTTTAAGAACACATCAAAATCAAGATTTGCCTCAGGAAAGTGTTTCACAGATAATAGAACAGTGGAAAAAAAAGTTTAGCGAACTTTTAGAAAAAGAAAAAGAAGCCAGACAAAGAATTGCCCATTGGAAAAAAGTGAAAGGTGGAGATGTAAAAGAAAAAAAATCAAAAACAAAGGCAGATTACGATTCTTATTTAGCTGAACATAAGAAACGTATGAAGAAAATTGAAGCAGAAATTAAAGCGCTGTTTGCAGACATACCTACATATAAACCCACGGAAAAAGTCGATTATTCGAGCCAGTTTGAAGACTTCAAAGTTCATGCATTAAATATGAAAAATTTAGCCGGTGCTGCTTATGATGATATGGCACAATCTTTTAGTACTCTTTTTGTTGATGCGGTGTGTGGTGATCTTAAGCGGGCAGAAGATTATTTTAAGGCTTTTTTTAGAAGTATTGCAACAGATTTTGGCAATTATATCGGAAAAGAATTAAGGAACGGAATATATAATATGATTGGTAACTTTCTTACACCTGCTTCTGCTTTGCCTTTGGCGGATGTTCCGGGGATTGGTGCAAAACCGACGATCCCACCGGATCATATTGGGATTTCACCTAGTAAGCGTATTAATCGTACGAGTACGAGTAGTATTAGCCCTAGAATAATTATAAACAACAATGCTCCGGTAAATGTAAGCACAAGGACAAGAAAAGGGACTCAATCATCATATGAAATTGATATTGATATCGAAAATGCGATTGTTGCAAGGGCAATGCGTGGTAATTCTCCGATTAATGAATTATTAGAAAACAAATATGGGTTGTCTAGATAATGGATGATAGACTTTCAAAAGCCTTAAGAGAGGCGTATACATACAATAGAGATGATATCATTTTACAAACGATAGAAATACAGCACGAATCATTCATAGCGATTAATCAGCAGCCCTTTGCATTACGGGTTGTACATGATAACGAAGACCTTTCAGCGAAGATTGAATCTTATCATAATATTGACCCGGGGCAGATAGTTGTATATAAAAAAAGTGCTTTTGATATTAAACTACCGGAAAAGTCTAACAGTATTCCTGAAATGAAAATAATTATTGATAATGTTGCAAATGATTTTTGGGTCGTTTTTGAAAACGCGATAAGGTATAGATCCCCGATTACTGTATATTATCGGGAGTATTTGAAATCAAGGGCGGAAATTTGTGCGGAGATTAACCCAACAACTTTTGATTTTCAAATACAAACGATTTCTGCCAATTTAACGAAAGTAGAAGCACTTGGTAATATCTTGCTTTATCAAAATAAGCGGATATTGAATAAAAAGATTGAAAAAACAACTTTCCCCGGACTCGGTTAAAATGTATGAGAATTATGAGAATTGTTGGGATTTCGTTATTCGCTATTATAAAAAGCACTTGGGGATACAACTTCCTTTTGTGAAAATACAAAAGTCGTATGCCTATCATTTCTTGGAAGAACCAGAAAGAACAAACTGGAAGCCTGTTAAAGATCCAGATAATTTTGATTTGGTTTTATTTTATAGGTGGTTGCCTGAGCATATAGGCGTATTTAAGGATGGAAAAATTATTCATTTTTTGAAAAATGTGGGTGTTGTTTGTCATGATCGGTATCATCCAATCATGGCAAATTGGCGAACTTATGAATATTGGCGAAGGATTACAAGGATTACATGAAGGCGAACTTATATCATATATTTGGGAAGAAATTATCAGTAATAGATTTGTCTGATTTGCCGGATACGCCTTATATTTTATTCTGTAATCAACACGTACTTATGCGGTCAGAATATATTAATATTTTGCCTAGTGATCAAATTGATGTTGTATTACTGCCTGCTGGCGGAGACGGCGGCGATCCAGACAAATTTTTGAGATCTTTTCTCTCTATCACAACTTTTATGTTGGCTGTTTGGATGCCGGGGGCAGCTTTTATGCCCAATTTTATATCAGGGAGTAAGTTTTTAAGCGCTTTGACCTCTGCGACAATTAGTTTTGGTGGGGGGATGTTGATTAATCAGTTATTACCTTTGCCACAGCCAGATATCAAAGATGAAATTGCAAATCAATCACCGAATGCGACTTTTAGCATCAATGCAAGGAAAAACTATTTTAAAACAGGAGAACCCATCCCTGATATATATGGACGGATGCTTGTTTATCCGGTTCATGTGATGCAACCTTATCAGGTCTATGAAGATAATGAACAATATGTCCATTATCTTTTTCTGATTGGGCATGGTTATTATGATATTGAGGCAATGTATTTTGATGATACGCCACTTGTTAATTTACAGGGAGAATTCAATACTATTCCTGATATCGAATATCAAGTGATAGAGCCGGGAGATATGTTATCACTATTCAGCGATAATATCAGGACAAATGTTGAAGTCAATAATATGGGTATGCCATTTCGCACAACTGATAATCCGGATAACACAGTCGGCCCGTTTCCGGTTTGTAATTCAGATGAAATTGTCAGTGCTATTCATATTGATATTACTTTTCCAAACGGTATTTGTAAATATAATCAGGATGGTACGAGAAGTGGTATTCAAATCCGATTTTCATTTCAGTATCGTGAAATAGATAAACAAGGTAATCCTCTAAGTGACACATGGGAAGAATTTTCAACAATTCCGGAAAGTATTTCGGAAAATACGATTGATCCATGCCGTTATACGTTTCGACAGACCGTTCTTGATGCCAGATATGAAGTCAAAGGAAGTATTGATGCTGATGAGCCGGATTATAGTTATAGAATGAATATGGTCTGGTCAGCTTTAAAGGGAGTGAAAAACAGTCGTAGAGTATATGATGGTGTGACATGTTTTGCATTGAAAATCCGGGCAAAAGAAGAAATTGTTCGGATAGCTGATAAATTTAATATGGTTGTATGTCGTAGATTACGACATTATAATATTACTGAGCGACAATGGGAGGGGTATCAACCTAC